GTAGAGTTCATTATAGTCGGATTCTGCATCGAGGGACAGGCTGAGCGCGCCCTGCTGATGATACGGAGTGCCGAGCGTGACGGTGCTGTCCGCCGCGACGGTGTATGTACCAACGTAGAGGTTGGACAGTCCGAATTCGACTTTGTTGTTATCTGCCGCCATAGAATTACCTCCTATTGCAAGTTGTAGTAAATTACGAAAAGACCCTCGTCTTGGATGTATGTATCGTCTGACTTGTCAAACTGCCATCCCGCCGCGAGGATCATGTCCTCTATTGTGGTCTCGATGCTCTCGTCCTTCTTGGTGAAGTAGTATTCGATCGAATAGACGTTCCTCCGCCAATAGACGGTATCGTCTGCCTCGAATTGATCTTGACCCGCGCCAAGATAAACGAGATAAGGCGGAGTGACTGCCTTTGTAAAATGTGAATAAGCGACAGGAGCGGACAGTTCCTCTCCAATCGCCGTCATAAGTTCTGCGATTGTCATTGTAGTGACTCCTCGATTTCTTTAACGACTTCGGTCTGACTCCATTCCTCGACCGGCTCGATGTGCTTCCCATACGGCGGAGTCCATCGCCCGCCCTGAGGCATCGCGTGACCGTTTTCGAGTAAGTGAGTTAACTGGTAGTGCGTCTTGTTGTGGACGGTTATCGTATAGAGACCGCTCTTCTTGTCGCGCTCCCTTTTGACCGTCCATCCTTTCGCATAGTCGCCGGAGTGCTTTCCTTTTCCTCTTGGTGAGGTTTGGCGGAGCTTCTGCGCGGCTTCCTTTGCGACTTGCTCGAAGGCTTTGTCGGTCTTCTCTTTGACTTCTTTGGAGTAGTCGTCGAGAAGAGCCACGACCTGTGCCTCGATGCTTTTATTATTCAATGCCATTAACAACACGCTCCTCGAGAGTCAGCTCGACGGAGTCGCGATCAGGTCTTTGATATGTCCGCGTAACTGTGTACTCTTTGCCGTTATACTCGACGAGTTTCTCGCCGTCGTAGTCTGCAAAAGACGCGAGTACCAAAGTCAGCGAAGGCTTAAGACCTACCGCCGCCGCCTGATAGAATTCGGACGCATAAACTGACCGAGGACGCACGAAGACAGTCCGCTCCGTGTAGGTCTCGATTTCGTTTAGTGATTCGTCCTGAGTGACGACCGCCTTCTTTAAGATTGCAGTTCCTTCAAACATAGGACTACACCTCCCACGTCGTGTGACCACTATTCATGGAGAGCTGAGCCTTCTGCATATCATAGGCTTTACTCAATCTATCCGCGTCGTCAGGGACTCCGAAGTTGAGTTTGCAGTATGTGCAGACCGCCATCTTGACGAGGTCGTCTGAAGTCGCCGCTGTGAAGAGGTTTACTCCCGCCGTTGTCAGGTCGAGGAAAGCCGCTTCAATAAGCATATTCAGCTCGTCGTCAAATGCGTCTGTTGTGATTCGCAGAGCCATTTTCACAAGTTCTAACATCGTAATACCTCAATAGGGAAATAGAGCCGCCCGCGATGGACGGCTCAGTTTTGTTAATGCGTCGATTAGTTGCTGCTTGCTTTGATGACGACAGTCTTGTACGGAGCAACGATGCCCATGCCGACCATCACGCGACCGATAACGCGGACGATGTCTGCATCTGCCTCGGTGTATTCGTCGATGACGAAGGTCGGAGCGTCGCCGTTCGGGAAATTAAACTGCCAAGCGGACAGGTCTACAACTAAAGCCTTCGCAGTACCAAGAGCCGCCGCGTCAACGTAGATCACATCCATTCCGTCGAAAGGATCGTATCCGTAACCAGCGGACAGGACTGCCGCCTTCAGAGCCGCCGCGATCGCTCTTGTGGTGATCAGGACAGGATTTGCGTCGCCAGCAAGCAGACCCTCAGCGTTGATGATGTCAGCAGTAGACAGAGCCGCACCAGCGGGAGCCATGACTCTGATCATAGGACTGTTAGTCGCAGTCGATACATCACTTGCCATCTTGTCGCCAACGGTCTTGGCGAGCTGATACTCGATCTCGTCAATGATATAGTCGACAAAGGCTTCGCCCTTCATATCAAGAACTTCGGTCGAGTATTTGACCATTTTTTTGAGTGTCTTCGGGATGAGTTCAGTAAACCGAACGACGAGATTCTCTTCGGTGATAGCCTCGCCGCCTTCCGTATGCCACTGAGCACCTTCTGCGCTTGCTTCGAAGCCGACTTTAAGATTGCCACGGAAGTAGGACTTCTTCGCGCGTCTGACGATCTCGTTAGATTCCCACGCGGTATTGATTCTGTCCTCGACATAGGTCGGGACTGCGATAGTACCGTCCTCAGCGTTCTCGGTCAGAAGCGCGCGCTGTTCCTCGTTTGCTCTGCCCTTCTGATACTCGACCCATGCGTTGAGATATTCAGCGGACTTTCTGATTTCTTTGTTGTCCATGGTTTTACGTTCCTCCTGTTTTTCTTCGATCGGTTCGCCTTTGCCGGAGAGGACTTCTTCCATCGCCGCCCTCTTTTCATCGGCTTCGGCTTTGATGATTGCTTTCCGCTCTTCGATAGCGTCCAGTTCTTCGGAGAGAGTGTCGAGGGATTCGCTGTCAGCGGTCTTTACCTCTTCAGCGATCTCGAGGCTTCTCTTTTCGAGGTCTGCCATATCGAGAGCGAGAATTTCTTCTCTTGTCATTTGTTACCTCCAAGAGCCTTTGCTCTTACTTCGAGTCTCTTCCGCTCTGTCGCTTCGTTCTGCGCTTTGAGTCGCTCCGCTCTCACTTCTTCGATCGCTCCGTCGAGAAAACGTGCCGAAACAATGGACGTGTTCGGATTGGCGGGAATAGATACCGCCGAGACATCAAATAACTTATCTACCGCCTCGATAGTACGGAGCATCACGGTCTTACCCTCTTTTTCTTCGGTGATTTCCCGCTTGTCTCTTGCGACTGTGAAGCCGAAAGACATCTTGTCGGTATAACCGCCCGCGATTTCTTGGTATAAGCCTCTGCCGATGTCCGTCCCGCTGAGGTCGGCACTAACAAAAAGACCCTCGTCTCGAGAGTCCAGTTTTAGCGTATTGTTCTTTGTACGCGCGAAGACGCGTCCTTCGTGATTATATTGTAGTATCACGTCCGAGAGGTCTGTCTCGTCAAATGCTCTTTTGTCGACTTGTTCCCAAATCTCGAGTCCGTCTTCCTCCCACAGGAGATACGGCTCGTTATAGGTCGTTGCGTATCCGCTGACGACCATCTCGTCGGCGACTTCCTCGCCTTCCGCCCTCTGCTCGATTGCGAGCATCATGGAGCGATATTCTCTGTCTTTGCTATTCGGCATTTTGTTCCTCCTTTTCGGTCTCTCCGCCGTTTTCTTTTGAGATTGTGCCGTCTTCGTTTATGAGATAGTATTCGCCTCGGATAGTAGGCACGTCTCCGCCCTCCACAGGAGGCAGATTCCATATTTCGCGAATCTCGTTCCGAGACATGATTCCGCGGTCTGCCATCTGAGCCGAGACTGCGAGTTTGTCAGCATTGCTCAGATACTGGAGGCGGTTACTGGTCGCCATTACGCTCGAGCCTTGCGCTCTCTCGCGCGTCGTATACATCGCGGCGGACATTGCCTCCGAGAAGCTGACGGCGAACACCTCGACACACCCTTCGTAGAAAGCGCTCCACAGATCGCCGTAGGCTTTATTTTGGAGAACGTCCTCGTTGACTCCAAAGTAGTTGTAGATGTTCGTTTGAATCAGTTTCAGCTCGTCCGCGTCTACCGTGTAGGGATGCGTCTCGACCTGACGTATGTTTTTGTAAGTGTTTGGGAATAACAAAATTCCACTCGCGTCAGAGTCTGTTTTCAGATTCTCTTCGGTAAACCGTTTTCTTTCGAGTGCAATATCAGAAGGCTTTGTGAAGTTCGCAAGCTCAGCGATCCAAGAATAGCGAGTCGAGGACTTTACTGCTTCCTCGATGCCTTGGTTGTTCATATGGACGAGTTGCATCGTCTCGTCGAGTGCTGAGTTCGTGTCTCCGAAAAAGTCGCTCTTGTACTGATGACGTGTCAGGACAGCACAGTCGTATAACGGAGTAGCGGCGACCTGACCGTGTGAGAAGTGATACCTCAGCCAAGGCTCGCCCTTGTAGTCGACGACTTCGCATTTCTTCGGAATCACAGGAAAATATCCTGTCGTCTGAAGGTCTTCGTCTCGGACCGGGACGATGATCGCGGTATTATGCACGTCGAGGATGGTCGACACCCTATAAAGGAATTGACTCCACGTCTGCCATTGATTCGGCGCGAGCTTCATCTTCGAGACGAGGCTCGGACGTGCCGCGCCCTGAAACTCGACTTTCAATTTTGAGATGTGTCGCGCTCTTGCGTCGATTGCAGCGCGGACGAGTTCGCTTTCGTAGATTTCCCCGCCCCAAGAAGTAAAGACTGGTCGATAGCCGGTCAGCACCTTAAAAGAAGCGTGTGCATTTGCGAGCGCGTCCTTTTCGATTCTGTTTTTGTCTTGGTGAAAGATTGCGTCTAAAAGACCCATAGTTTTCTACCTTTCGTTTTTGAGTTGTTCTCCTATTTCCGCGTTCCACTTGTCGCGCATCGTCATCGCGTCCAGTAGACTCGCAAAGCCGTCGATATGACAGCCTTTATTTACTTTGACAAGTTTCCCGCGTCCTCGCTCCGGCGACATCTTTAGTGCCGAGTCGAGCAAATGCATCTTTAAAAGGTCATTGTCTCCAATGTGGATGTGACCTGACTCGAGGAGTCCGCACGTCGTTTGTATGATCGGATAGAGGTTGTCGCCTTGCCAAACGTCGTCCATATGAAGACCGAAGTTCTTCAGCTCGTCGACCAAGTAGGTCGCGCTCCAACGGTCGTATCCGCATTTAAGCGGGTAGATTTCATACTGCTCTATGAGTGCCGTGATCCAGTTATAAATATCGTGGTAGTCGATAAAGCCCTCCCCGCTCGGAGAGAGCAGACCGCGCTCGATGTATATCTGATACGGAACACCATCCCGCGCGGATGCCTCGTCTATCTTGTCGGCTGGTAGCCAAAAGTGAGTAACGACATACAGTTCGCCGCCTCTCTCGATAACGACTGACACGGCGGACAAATCTCGGACTTGGCTCAAATCGACTCCAATGACTGCGTAACTGCCTCGAAAGTCCTCGAGGTCGAAGTGATCGCCACAGGCTTTTTCGACGACCTCAGCGGGCAGTAGTGCCGCGCTCGAGTTCTGTTTCTTGTTCGCATACTTGCAGATAAACTCCCGCTTTTTCGAGAGGCTTCCTTCTGCGATCGCGATCTCTTCGAGCAAGTACGAAACCGAGACCGATACTCCCAAATTCGGATTACTTTTCGCGAGTTCGTTTATATCGTTCCATTTGGTCACGTCGTCGATGATGTAGAGAAACGGAAGGAGCTTCGTCTCTCTGCTCGAGCCTTGGAGGACGTGCGTCGACCGTCTGAGCAGTTCGTCATATATGCCTTCCGAGATATATCCGGCAGTCGAGCATGAAAGCAAAAGAGACGGACGATCGCCCATCTCCCTCGCGCCCATCGCGCTCTTCATTACCTCATACTGTTTTAGACCTTTATCGCCTTCCCACGAAGCGACCTCGTCGCAAATCGTCAGAGACGGATTGAAGCCGTCGGACTTCTTCGCGCTGAAAGCGATCTTCTTCACTTGGCTATTAGTCGACGGAATGAACAAATCGCTCTGTCTGTGCCGAGCAAGGTCGCCGTCGTCCATCGTCTTTTTGTTGTGTTCGTTCTTCGACTCCTGAAT